GGCGTGCCGGTCACGGTGCTCGACGTCATCGGCGGCGCCGGTGGTCCGACTCCCACGGCGCAGTGGGGCGCCGCAGGCCCAGCCACGCCACGGCCGCATGCGGCGTGGGTGCGTCCGGAGCCGGTGGGCGGTGTGAGCAGTGGCGGCGGCGGCACCCCCCTTCCCGCGCCCCCTGTCCCCGCCCCCGGCCCGGACCTGACGCGTGTGCTGGCGCGACTCGACGCACTGGTGGCGGCGACGTCTGCGCTCCGGGCGCAGCTTGACGCCATCGAGGCGAGCAGCGCGGCGGCGGCGTCGGAGGCACTGAAGGCCGCTGGCCGCGCCAGCGACATCAAGACGCAGATCGAGAACCTGCCCGCATTCAAGCCCGCCCCCGCGTATGTGGGCCGCTTCCCAAAGCCGTTCGGCGGCTCGACCGAAGTGACGCTGACCCCGAGGGAGTAGCCGATGCCGCCGATGCTATCTGCTGCGCTGGGGTCGATCATCCGGTGGGCGCTGTCGCTGCTCGTGCCCTATCTGGTGTCGGCGGGCATCTGGACGGCGGATGAGGCGACGACCTACGTGACGGGCCTGTCGCTGGCGATTCTCGCGCTCGTGTGGTCGCTGTGGCAGAAGTATCGGTCACGCCTGCGGTTCTTGGATGCGCTGGACGCGCCTCCTGGCACGCCGGAACGGTGGATTCAGTAATGGGCCTCCCGTGGCGTCGTCTCGCCAAGAAGCTCGGCAAGTGGCTGCTGCGCAAGGCGAGCGAAGAAGCGCTGAAAGAGTTGCAGAAGCGCAAGGAGCAGGCGAAGTGACATTCGACCCGAAGATGGCGTTCGTCGAGTGCCCGAAGTGTGATAGCGCGTTCCATGTGGAGCGCATCAAGGGCTCGGCGTGGTTCTGCAACTGCTGCGCCCATCAGTTTGAGGCGTCGTCATCAGAGGCTGGGACCGCTCCCCGTCGCAATTCGGCGGCGGGCAGTGGAAGCTCTCGGGCGGCGCTTCAATTCGCTGCGATCCTCCTGCTGCTGATGCCCGCGCTGGCGTCGGCACAGGGCCGCGTGTTCTTCGAGCCTGGTGACGGCTCGTCGAAGGCCGTGACCGACTGCACGCCGACCACGACGTCTTGGGATGGCGTGCCGCATCGCAGCGGCTCGGCGCTGGAGTGCGGCTGGGACGGCACGCTCGGCTGGCAGGACTCGGCCAAGACCCGCGAGCTCGAGCTCTCGGCGGTGCCGATGACGGCGGAACTGTTTGCGGATGCGTGGTTCCGCGTCGATGCGAACGTTGACCGCGTGGCGGGGTCGAAGCTGATGCGGTTCAGCTTCGGCGCGGCCGACGTGATCATCGCCTGCCAGTTCGAGCAGCAGCCAGACGCCACGCTGTTCATGTCCGTCGGCGGTCAGCCGTCGTTCTGGGGCGGCACGGCGGCGAGTCAGTGCCGTCAGGGCTGGCAGCGCCTCCGCGTCTACATGTCGCGCACGCTGATCCGGCTGTGGCTGGGCGATGTGCTTCTGCGGGAGTGGACTGGTAGCTTCGCCGTCAACGGGATGGTCGCGTTCATGTCGAACTGGTCGGACAACGCGGGCTGGTCGCATGACGCGGCCAATCACGTCTACTGGCAGGGCGTGCAGGTATTCAGCGATGCCGGCACGGGTGGTGTCGGCTCGATGCGTGAGGGCGCGATGACGCAGGGTGGCGCGGTGACGCCTCCGGTCTCGAGCGCCACGTATACGTGCGCGGTCACGGGCACGCCGAGCAGCTACGCGGACGGCGATGTCCGGCGCACGATCAGGTGCGACACGAACGGGCCGGTCACGTCACTCCCGGTCGGCGCGACGTTTACGGTGACGGTGCCCCGGAAATAGCATGGCGTTCGTTCAGCGCAACCAGACGCAGTTGTTCAGCGGCGGGCTGGCCTATGACTCGTCGGTCACGGCAGGGAATACACTGCTGGCGGTGTTCTCGGTCAGCGTGGGCACCGAAGTCAGCGTCACGAGCGTGAGCGGTGGCGGGACGTGGGAGAATGTCGGGCGCGTCGAGACGCCGGGCACGCCTCGTGAACTGTCACTCTGGGTCTGCTACTCCGCGACGGGCGGCTCCACGACGGTGACGCCATCGGTCTCTGGCACCTACGACGTGATCCGCACGTGGATCGGGGAATACGACGAGACGGGGCAGATTCTCGACCAGTATGCCGAGGCGGCAGGCACCGGCACCTCGCCGAGCAGCGGCGCGACGGGCACGACGACGGCGGCGGTCTCGCTGGTGATCGGCTGCTTTACGACCGAGTTCAACGGCGTCACGTTCACGGGGCCGGGCGCGCCGTGGACCACGCGACATGAGCAGGCCGACGAGCGTATTCACGTCATAGACCAGAACGCGACGAGCGCGGCGGCGTTCACCGCATCGGGCACGTATAGCAGCAGCGACGGATGGGGCGCGATCTGCGCGACCTTCAAAACGGATGTCGTCACTGCCAGCCCGCTCGTCGGTGGCGGGGCCACGGCTGGGCATCGGCGCAACAGATTGGCGGCATAACTCATGGTCTATCTCGGAGATTTTGCCGTCGGCGCGACGGTGCAGCTCAAGTGGGCATCGAACGGCGCGAACGGGGCCAGCATCACGCGGGCGACGAACGGGTCGCTGCGCATCTACAAAGGCAGCTCGGTCACGCAGCGCACGTCGAGTGCGGGCATCACCGACACCGAGGACTTCGACTCGCTGACAGGCGTGCATCACGCGACGATTGACCTGAGCGACAACACCGACGCGGGCTTCTACGCGGCGGGCTCGGAATATCAGGTGGTGCTGCAGGGCGCGACGATTGACGGCCAGAGCGTCAATGCGGTGCTCGCGCATTTCTCGATCGAACGCTACGGCAACGTCTACGGCGCGCGCGTCTGGATGATCGATGACAACGCGGCCGGCACGCCGGCGGATCGCTATGTCGTCGCGTTCCTGAAAAACGGGCAGGCGCTGACGACGGGCATCACGTCGCCGCAGATTCGCGTCGTGCTCGCGTCGGATGGCTCCGACCTGTTCACGGGGCAGACGCTGACCGACTTCGGTGGTTCCATCGGCTACTACCGCTTCGACGCCACCGGCAGTAACCGCTCGGTGTCGGGCGCGGCCTACCTCGCGATCATCACGGCCACGATTGACGGCGCGACGCGGACCATCGTGCAGCCGGTTGGGAGGGACAGCTAGTCATGGCAGACAACATCGGATATACGCCAGGCGCGGGCGCGACCATCGCGGCGGATGACATCGGCGGCGCGCTCTATCAGCGCGTGAAGCTGGCGCACGGCCCCGATGGCAGCGCCACGGATGCGAGCGACAGCGCGCCGTTGCCGGCCGTCGTCTCACGCACGGATGACCTCGTCGTCATGCTGTCGCGTATCGTCAAGCTGCTCGAGAGCAATGCGGTTGTGGACCAGCAGCAGCGCCAGCGCATCGCGCTCGATACGATTCCAGCCGGTGTCACGCTGCCGACCGTCACGACGGTCACGGGCGTGACCACCGTGACCACCGTCGGCACCGTGACCACCCTGGCGAATGCCACCGCCATCGCCGGCATGGACCGCGAGCAGTGGATCAACGCCGCGAAGAGTGTTTACGCGCAGTCGATTCGCGCGCGTCTCGAGTTCGTCTAGGACTAAAGGAGCATCATGCCCGCCCTCAACAAGAACACGCTCACGCAGGCCGTAGACCTCCCGACGTGGGAGTGGACGCGATTTGCGCCAGCCGTATCGTCGGCGCTTTCGTCGTCGTGCAGCGCCGACAACGGCAACTTCCTCGCGTCCGAATACGGTCGGTATCTCTATTACTTGATCTCGGGCACGCAGTTCGTCAGGTATGACACGTGGACGGACATGTATCAGCAGCTCCAGTCGCCGCCGTTCACGCCGGCGACGATGACTGCGATGAAGTTCGCGGGCACACTCGGTCCCGAGGATCGCGTCATCGCGGCCACGTCCACCACGCTGACCGTCGCGGCAGTCACGCAGGCCAGCATGGTCGGCTATGACGTGGTCATCGTGTCGGGCACGGGCGCGGGGCAGCGGCGCACGATCACGGCGGCAGCGGACCCCGTCATCGCGGACAGCGGCATCGCGACGGCAGTGGCGAACGCGCTCGGTGGCATCACGCTGACCGACTCGACGAAGGCGTGGGGTGGCAATGCGTGGGCGGGGTATACGCTGCGCGTCGCGAACACGCCTGCGGGCAGCGCGGGCCAGATTCGCCGCATCCTGAGCAACACGGGCACCGTGCTGACCATCGGCGATTCGACGCAGATGAGCAAGCCGTTCCACAACCCGGCGATCTTCGCGCCGGCCATCTCCGCGACGGCGGGCTCGCAGACGACCTACGCCATCGAGTCGCAGGTGCTCACGGTCGATAGCGCGTGGGCCACGACGCCCGATACGACGTCGGTCTATCGCATCCAGTCGGGCATGGTGCTGCTCGGCAGCGGCGGCGGCACGACGGCCACACCGGCCGCGCCGTTCTACTCGATGCAGGCGTATGACGTCCTCACGGATTCGTGGTATGTCCTGCCCGCGTATACGAACAACTACGTGGCGGCGCTCACGGACCTCTCAATCGAGCGCACGACCGAAACCTCGTCGATCTGGGAGCGTGGCGTTGCGACGGGCGGGAGCACGACGACGCTCGTGGATGCTGCACACGGCGTGGACTTCGCCGCGTGGCGCACGAATCAGTGGGCGGGCTACTGGGTGTTCGTCTTCTCAGGCACGGCGGCGGGCCAGATGCGCCAGATCGCCAGCAATACGGGCACCACGTTGACCTGGAGCAGCGCGGGCACCGCGCCAGACACGACGAGCCGCTACCTGATCCTCGGCTTCGACGCAGGCGTGGCGACGTCGGGCGCATCCACCACGATCACGGACTCCACGAAGGCGTGGGCCACGAACCGCTGGACCAATTACGTCGTGCGCATCCTGCACGGCACCGGCATCGGGCAGACGCGCATCATCGCCAGCAACACGGCGACGGTGCTGACCGTGCAGCAGGCATGGACGACGACACCCGATAGCACGTCGGTGTTCGCGATTCAGGCCAACCCGGACACGCTCTATCTCGTCTCTGGCGGCAACGCGGCGATCCTCATGCACAACATGGATTCGCAGGTGGCCACGTTCGGGCGGCAGATCGACTACGGCATCGCGCGCAACGCCGCGGCGACGGTCGGCGGGCATCAGCCGGTGGCGATTGCGTCACTGTCGAACGTCACGACCACGGCGACCGTCACGACCGCACACGCGCATCAGTTCCGCGCGGGTGATCTTGTCACGGTGCGCGGCGCGACCGACGCCAACTACAACGTGACGGCGGTTGCGATTGCGACGGTGGCCTCGGCCACCACGTTCACCTTCACGATGGCGGGCACGCCCGCCTCGAACACGCTGACGGGTTCGCAGTCGACGACGACGCTCACCGACCTGACGAAAAACTGGACGACGAACGAGCACGCGGGACGGCTCGCCTACATGAACACGGCGGCCATCACCGCGGCCTCGGGCTCGGCCGCAGGGCAGGTGGTCCGCATCACGAGCAACACGGCCACCACGCTGACCTTCGCCGCGACCGTCACCGCCCCGACGAACGGCGTGAGCCGCTACAGCATCGCGCGCGGTGACGCGATCGGCACGCTCGATTTCGGTGTCGCGACAGGCACGCAGAGCACGACGACGATTCAGGACACGTCGAAGAGTTGGACCGTGAACATCTACGCCGGGCGGCGTGTGCGCGTGCTTACGTCGGGTGGTCCCATCGAGGTGATCATCGCGTCGAACACGAGCAACACGCTGACCGTCGCCACGATCACCCTGCCAGTGACGGCCGTCACCCAATACGCGATCCTCGAGGGCAATGCAAAGGGCGTGGGCACGAGCGCGAATTGGGCCTTCGGCACGTCGAGCGAGGCGCTGCGTGGTCGCTACATGTTCATCCTGCGCGGCGGCGGCGCGTATGGCTTTGAGCGCGTGGACCTCGCGACTGATCGCATCAGAGTGATCAACACCGCGCCGCTCACGGAGACTTTCACCACCGGCTCCATGACGGCCTACGACGGCGGCGACCGCATTTACATCCACAAGGACGCCACGCAGCGCGTCTACAGCTTGGATGTCGTCACCGGCAAGGTGAACGGCGCGAGCATGTATCCCTACGCCGCGCCGACCGCGGTGATCGGCAACCGCATGGAGATTTTCACGACGAAGGACGGGCTGAAGTATCTCTGGCTGAACCGCGCCTCGTTCGCCGAGTGCTTCCGCTGCCTGCTCTACTGGTAGGAGATCGTCACATGACGCTTGATGACATTCTGACGATCCTCGGCCACCGCGTCACGGCGCTCAGGAATGAGCGCGTGCTCGCGGTCTCGGCGGGCCAGCTCCAGCAGGTCGTGCAGGTCGATGCCGACCTCGCGGAGACCGAAAGCACGATGCAATCAATCCAGGCGCTGCTCGCCGGCCAGTAGTCCGTCATGCTGCTCACGCTACTGTCGCCCGGCGAGGCGCAGGTCGGGCGCCTCACTGGCGCACGCCTCTGGCGCCTCGTCGGCGACGGTGACGATGACCAGTGGCGGATACCGCTACCAGGCGCGGCCTCGTCCGCCGCCTACACGCTCGCGTGTGATGCGGCAACACTCGCGCTGACCGCGCAGGATGTCGACACGAGAGTCGGGCGGGCGCTCGGGCTCGAGGCGTCGTCCGTCGCGCTGACGGCGCAGGATGTGGGCACAGCCGCGGCACGGCGGCTCGGGCTCGACCCCGCGACCTATACGGTCACGGCACAGGATGTCGGCACGCGTGCGGCGCGAGTGCTGGCGCTGGATGCGGCGACCTATGCGGTCACGGCGCAAGATGTCGGGCTGGTCAAGTCTGGCAACTACGCCCTGACGCTTGATCCGGCGACCTACACGGTCACGGCGCAGGACGTCGGCACGGTCGCGGCGCGGCGGCTCGCGCTCGACGCCGCGAGCTACACGGTCACGGCGCAGGACGTCGACACGGTCGCAACCAGGGCGCTGGGGCTCGACGCCGCCGCCGTCACGGTCGCCGCGCAGGACGTGACGCTTGCGCGAGCGACACGCCTCGCGCTCGACGCGGCCTCCGTGACCACGACCGGCGCGGCGCTGCTGTTCGCACGCGGGCGGGCGCTCACGCTCGACGCCGCGACGATCAGTGTGACCGGCGCCGATGTGAGTTTCCCGCGCACGGGGCAAGTGGTGGGCGTCGTGACGGTGCGAGGCCGCGTCTCGGCGCCCGTGGCGCTCACCGGATCGTCGCGTGAGAGTGTGACACTGACGGGATCGTCGGTGTCCGTGTGTGCAGTGACTGGATCGATTCAGTAGGAGATCACGATGGCTTCAGCAATCAAGTTTGAGACGTTTTCCGAGCACCTGGCCGAGAAAGTCCACAACCTCGACACCGACACAATCAAGATCGCCCTGAGCAACACGGCGCCGAACGCGGCCACGAATACCGTGTTCGCCAACATCACGGAGATCAGCGCCGGCAATGGCTACACCGCCGGCGGCGCGGACACGCAGAACGCGACGAGCCGCACGGGCGGCACGACCACCGTGACGGCCGTGGATGTCGTGTTCACCGCGAGCGGCAGCGTCGGCCCCTTCCGCTACGTCGTCGCCTACAACGACACGCCGACGAGCCCGGCCGATCCGCTCATCGAATACTGGGACTACGGCTCGTCGATCACCCTCGCGAGCGGCGAGACGTTCACGGCCGACTTCGGCGCGTCGGGCCTGATGACGATCGCCTAATGGCGACCATCACGGCGGGCGAGGTGCGCGAGTGCTGCCAGACCGGCAGCAATCTGCGCCTCGTCGAAGACACACCGCAACTGACGATCCGGCAGTGCGTCGCGCCGGCGGCGGACGGGCTCGTCGAGCTCGATGGCGTGCGCGTGTGCGGACGCCGTCACTTCCGCGCCAAGCTGATCGGGCTCGGCGCGCGCGCAGCCGGCGCACGGCTGGGAGACTAGCATGGCCATCCGCGACGACATCACCGCAGACGACGACCTCTACACGGGCGAGGATAAGACGCTGACCATCACCGTCTATCAGGCCGACGGTGCCACGCCGCAGAACATCACCGGCTGGGCGCTGAGCTACGTGTGGAAGAAGACGCTCGCCGACCCCGACGCGGAGGCGGCGCTGACCAAGACGACGAGCAGCGGGATCACGCTGACCACGCCGGCAAGTGGCATCTGCACGGTGACGATTGCCGACACCGACACCGATCATCTACCGGCACGGACCTACGTCCACGAGCTCAAACGCACGGACGCCGGCAGCGAGACCGTGCTGACCACGGGCACGGTCCTGCTCCAGCAGTCCGCGCATCGGACGTAATGCCTCAGTCAATTATCCAAAACAATGGATAACGCATGGCACGACATAAGCTGACGGGTCCAGGACCTGGGCGTCCGAAAGGCAGCGTCAACAAGTCCAAGCTCTTGTTCACGCAGCTCCTCAAGGACATCGCGGACAGTCCGGAGTATCAGGACAGTCTTCGCGAACGCGCCATCAAGGGCGACGCCACGCTCGACCGGGAAATCCTCGCCCGCGTGCTGGGGGCGGTGCCGAAGATCATGCAGATAGAGACGCCGGCTCCGCTGGTGATCGACACCGTGGATGACCGAGACCCCCAGTAACGCCGTCCGGCTGTCGCTCCACAAGGGGCAGGCGGCGGTCCATCGCTCGCCTGCTCGCTTCAAGGCGATGGTCGCAGGGCGCAGAACGGGCAAGACGTATCTCAGCCGCGCACGGCTGATTGCGGGCGCGCTCAAAGTGCCGGGGCGTTACTGGTATATCGCGCCGACCCGCATCATGGCCAAGGACATTATGTGGTCGGACCTCAAGGCGGCGATCCACCCCTCATGGTTAGCCGGCGACCCGATGGAGACGGAGCTGCGGCTGGTGTTCAAAGGTGGCGGGGAGATTCAGCTCCACGGGGCGGAAGACCCCGACAAGCTGCGCGGACGCAAGCTCGCCGGAGCGGTGTTCGACGAGTTCGCGGACGTGAAGCTGGAAGCGTGGACGGAAGCGATCCGGCCGGCGCTGGCTGATGGCAAGGGCTGGGCCGACTTCATCGGCACGCCCAAGAGCTACAACCACCTGTATGACGCCTTTCTCCGTGGACAGTCCAGCGACGAGAAGGATATCGAGTGGGCCTCGTGGCAGTTCCGCACCGTCGATAACCCGTTTATCGACCCGACCGAGATTGAAGCCGCTCGGCGGGACATGGACGAGCGCACGTTTCGGCAGGAGTTTGAGGCGTCCTTCGAGGCGATGGCGGGCCGGATTTACTACGCGTTCGAGCGCAGCAAGGACGTGCGGCCGGTGGCGCTGGATCATCACCTACCGGTGCGGATCGGGTTCGACTTCAACGTCAACCCGGCCACGGCGGTGATCGGGCAGCAATACCAGGACGAGGTGCGCGTGTGGCGGGAAGTGTTCGTCACGCACGCGGGCGGGGAGGCGACACGGGCGAGCGCCATGCAGGCGCGGCGGCTGCTGGACATGGCCGACTTCCGGGGGGAGGTGCGTATCTACGCCGACGCCTCTGGGGCGAGCGCGAAAACGACCGGCCCATCGGACCATGCGGCGGTGCGGGAAGTGTTCCCGCTGGCGTCGTGGCACGTCCCACGGGCCAATCCCCATGTCCGGGACCGCTATGCGGCGGTCAATAGCCGGTTCTGCACGTCTGATGGCAGGAGGCATGCGGTGATCGACCCGGCCAACGTGAAGCTCATCGCGGACTTGGAGCAGGTGGTGTTCGACGAGTCGGGCGTCGAGGACCAGAAGAGCAACCCCATGCTCACGCACATCTCGTCCGCGTTCGGCTATTGGGTGCATCGGGAATGGCCACCAGTGACGAAAACCACGGGAGGCGCGGCGTATCTGCCGCAGTTGATGGTATGACGATCCGCGAACAGCTCCGCGCCGCCTATCTCGCCTCCCACCGCCCCGCGATCGACATCTGCACCGAGGCAGGCGTCTCGCGGGCGACGTTCTTCAACGCGCTGTCCGGACGGCCTGTGCTCACGAGTAGCCTGTTCGCCCTGTGCGCCGTGTTGCGCGTGGCGTCGATTGCCGTGCCGATGCGCGAGTCTAGCGGATTAGACACGCACTAATTGACGCGGTGACATGCTACGTGATACGTGGCGCGTCAGGATGTTCCGCTCGCTCGGCAGGCGATCGCCCCGCACCCGGCGTATATCGTCTGGCAACCGCTCTGGCAGCAGTTGCTCGACGTGTATGAGGGCGGCGGCGGCTTTGTCGACACGACACGGCCGTACCTCTACGCGCACCCCCGCGAATGGCTGGACCACTCTATCCTCGTCGATGGGAAGTGGGTCTCCAATCCGAACCCGACGCAGGCCAGCCCGAAGCTCAAGGCACGGCGGCGCATCGCCCGTTACGAGAACATCGCGGCCACGCTGATCGAGCAGCTTAAGTCGGCGCTGTTCCGCAAGGCGGCGACGCGGGGCTTCGCGGACCCAGCGCGCATCGACGCGAACAACCCCCTGCGCGCCTTCTGGGAGAACGCAGACGGGCTCGGTCACTCCATCAATGCGGTGATGCCTGAGCAGTGGACGTCGGCCGCGGTCTTCGGCCACACGGTCATCATGGCCGACCGCATGGGCGAGACGGGCGCCACGGCCGCGGACCAGCCTCCGGTGGTCCTGCGGGGGTATACGCCGCTCGACCTGATCGACTGGCTCACCGATGACCTCGGCGGGCTCACGGCCGTCCGGCTGCTGGAAGCGGTCAGGCGCGACAGCTTCGACACGCCCGCGTCGGCGATTCTCTCGCAGGTGCGGACGGTCACGGACACCGGCTGGACGATCACGCCGCTCGAAAAGCTCGGCGTGCCTGGGCGCGGGCTGAGGCCGGCGAAGGGCGCGGACATTGAGGAGGGCGACCACGGCTTCGGCGCGCTGCCGGTGGTCGTGCTGTATGCCCGTCGCCGGTCCCTCGCGCCGACGATTGGCCGCTCGGTGCTCGGCGATCCGGCGCTCTACATCGACCTCTACAACCTCACTAGCGAAGTGCGGGAACTGCTGCGGAATCAGACGTTCGCGTTGCTCAATGTCCCGCTTGGCGGCGACGGCAGCATCGAGCGCGAGAGCACGCTGCTCGGGCAGACGTCGGGCACGCAGAATGTGGTGTTCTCGTCGGCGCCGATTAACTACGTGAGCCCTGACGGCACCAACGTCCAGGTGTATCACGAGCACATCGACCGGCTGGTGCGCCTGATCTACCGGCTCGCGGTCATCGGCTGGGAGAGCGATAGCCGAGACGCCGAGTCAGGCGATAGCCGCAAGCTCAAGAAGGAAGACCTCCACCAGATGCTCGCGGGCTACGCGGCCGAGTGTGAAGCCGCCGAGGTCTCGCTGGCAAAGCTGGTCTATCGCGCTCACTACGGGGAACGGTGGCAGGCGCAGTGGGACGCGGACCAGCCGATTATCAGCTACCCCGACGACTTCGACGTGGCCGGGCTGCTTGATGAACTCGAGGCGGTCACGCAGGGCATCGCGTTGGAGCTGGGCGAGACGGCCACGAAGGAAATGAAGAAGCGGGCGGTGCCGAAGCTGCTGCCCAACCTGCCGCAGTCGGTCGCGGACACCATCGAGAAGGAAATCGCCGCGATGGAGTTCAAGTCGGCCGACCAGCGCGAGCGCGAGATGATGGCGATGCGGTTCCCGTCCGCGCAGGGCGACGGCGATCCTGGTGATCCGGGCGAACCGCCGATGCGGGACGAGCCCGAGGACGACGAATCTGACGACGAGGAGGCGTCCGCGTAATGGCGGAACAGGATCGCCTTCAGCTCATCGGCCAAGCCTTCGCGTCACTTGCAGACACGGAATCGGCGCGCTTCTCGCGTGAGCTCGGCCGCGTGCTGGCCGCGCTCGAGCGTGACCTGCTCGGACTCGTCGCGGGCGTGCGTGAAGGCCGGCGGGGCGTGCTGGCGCGTGTCGGGCGGCTGCTCACGCTCCGCACGGAAATCCGTCAGGCGCTCGAAGCGTCGGGGTATTCGGCGCTGATCACCCGCGCCAGTCTCGATGCCGTAGAGCGCATGGCGGCGACGGCCACGGGCCGGATCGTCACGCAGGGCGCGGCGATGGGGCGTGTCTCACCGGAACGCTTGCGCGTGCTAGCCGAACTGATGCGGGCCGACCTGTTGGGCGTGGGGGAGACGCTGGCGCACCAGGTCTGGCGCTCGGCGATGTTCTCCGTCTACACCGACCGCCCTGTCTCGGAGATTGTCGGCGTGCTGGCGAAGGCGATCGAGAAGTCTCGCGCCCAGGCGCAGACGTTGTTCGACACGCAGGTGAGCATCGTCGGCCGGCAGATTGTCGCGGCGGAACCGACAGCCGACGACCAGCAGGCGTATCTCTATGTCGGGCCGGTGGATGGCATGGTGCGCGAGTGGTGCCTGTCGCAGATCGGCATGGTGCGCACGCAGCCGGCGATTGAAGCGCTCGATAACGGCCAGTTGCCGAATCCGTTCATCACGGGCGGGGGCTACAACTGCCGGCATAGCTGGATGGCCGTGTCCGATCCAGAACTCATCGCGCTCGCGGATACGGGCACGCGTGCGCCGGGATTCGGGGAGCGCGTGGATCGTGCGCGAGCGTTCAAGGCGGGGCGGAAGACGCAGCGGAGTGCCGCGTGATGGACGCGCTCGTGGCGTTCGTCATCACGCTCGCCGTGGCGGGCGTCGTGTTCGCGGGTGCGGTCCTGTGGGCGTTCTGGCGCGTGCTGAGGGATGCATGAGCTTCACCGTGCGTCGCGTGAATCTCGACCTCAAGGACGTGTCCATTGTGACGCGTGAGGACATGGCCGCTGTCGGACAGATGCTCCGGCAGCGGATCATCGAACGGACGGCCCGTGGCGTGGATGCGTCGGGGCAACCGTTCGCCGCGTATTCAGACGGCTACGCGAAGACCAAGCGCGAAGCCGGAGTTGGCACGGGTGGCGTAGACCTGACGGTGAGCGGCGAGATGCTGCGCGCCATCACGATCGATGTCGCCCCGGACGCAAAGTCCGTCACCTTGAGCTTCGCCCGCTAATGGCCAAGCGCAAGGGACCGACGCTGATTCAACGCTCGCGGGCCATCAGTCCGCAGCAGAAGGCGATCTATCACGCCGTGACGGGCGCGGGCAAGTCCCGCGTGGTGCGTGACTTTTTCAACGTCGGCCCCGGCGATGCCGAGGCCATTACGCGGCTGCTTCAAAGCCGCATCACGACGCGCTTACAGCGCGGGAACGCGTAAGGAGACGCCAGATGGCGGATACGTTGACGGTCGAACTCGACGAAAGCGGCGGCATTAAGACGCTGCCGGAACAGTTGCAGCGATTTCTCGATAAGCGCATCGACGAAGCCTACAAGAAGGGCGCGGACAAGACCGAGAAGGCCCTGTCCCCTCATCTGGCCGATCCGGTCGAGATCGAGAAACTGCGCCAGCGCGCCAAGCAGGCCGACGAGCTCGAAATCGGCGTGCTCGAACGCGACAAGCGCTACGAGGAAGCCCTCAGCCTGCGCGACAAGAAGAACGCCGAGCTGATTGCGGCGGAACAGGCCAAGACATCGGCGGCGGTGAAACGCGTGCGCGAGTCGGTGGCCAAAAGCATTCGGGCGGCGGCGGCGACCTCTGGGGCGCGTGCCGAGAGCCTGGACGAACTGGAGCGCCTGCTGGGCGCGGAAGTAGACCTCGACGACACACTCACGGAATTTGTCAAGGACGCGGATGGGAAACCTCGCGTCGACGACAAGGGCCAGCGCGTGACGATCGAGGGTTTGGTGGCGGACTACCTGAAAACGCACGCCCATCACGTCGCGGTGGCCCCGGCCAAGGGGGGCAAAGCGCCCGGTGGGACGACGTTTGCGGGGCGCCCGCCTGTCGCCGGCGATGCGCGGTCAGACGCTCGGGCCAAAGTGGCCGAGAATCCGACCGAGGCGAACATCGGCGCACTTCTCAAGGCTGCGACCAGTCGCACGTAAGGAGCTACACTCATGCCGTTTACCGGCCTCTCGTCCAACGAACGCTTCACTGCCAACCAGGTGCAGGAGGATGTCGCCGCTGCGGTGGCGGCGCTCTCCCCCAAGGAGACGGCGCTGCTCGACTTCCTCGGGGATTCGAGCGTCTTCGCCTTCTCCACCCGTCACGAATACTTTCAGGACTTCCTCGTCCCGAACCGGATCATCGCCTCGACGGCGGTGAACTCGGCCACGGCGGCGACGGGCATCCAGATCAACGGGCTCGGCCTTGCGCTGACCGTGGGCACGCTGCTCGAGAACGAAGTCTCGGCCGAAGTGCTCCAGATCACGAGCATTCCCGGCCCGAACTCGATTCTCGTCTCTCGCGGCTACGGGCCGAGCGGCACCATCGGCTCGCTCGTGGCGGGCGGTGAGTTCTACGTGCGCGCCTTCGCGGGCGTGGAAGGCGGCGACCACAACGGCTCGTCCGTGCGTCGTCTCGGCACGCGTCTCGCGAACACCGTGGGGCTGTTCCGCGCCGAGGTGGCGATGAGCGGCACCGACATGGCGCTCGAGCTCTACGGCAACGACGGCTACGCGTCGGCGCAGGCGAAGGCGCTCACGCAGATGCTGTGGGGCCTCGAGAACGAAGTGCTGCGCGGCGTGCTCAACGGCGTGAACTCGCTCGGCACGTTCTCGCAGGCCACGGGCCTCGGTGAGACCCGCACGATGCAGGGACTGCGGACGTTCCTGACCACGATCAACTCGACGGTGGTGGCGTCGTCCTTCACGGCGAACCCGCACCTCTACATCGGCGATGCCTTCTCGAACATCTTCGACCAGGGCGGTTCACCGAATGAGACGTGGGCCATCGTCGCCGGCCGGAACCGCTACCGCGCGATTTCGGACCTGAACGACACCCGCGTCGAAGACAGCAACCAGCTTGAGGAATTCAAGCGGGTGATTCGTCGCTACCGTGGGCCGTTCGGCTCGGCGGAAGTCATCCTCGCCCGTGCGCTCGGCAACGACGAGGCGCTGATCATCCCGCGTGAGCGCGTGAAGGTCGTGCCGTTGCAGGGCCGGTCGTTCTCGATCGAGGCGATGGCGAAGGCGGGCGACAACGAGAAGTCGCTGCTCACGGGCGAATACACGCTCGAAGTGCATCACCAGAACGCGATGGCGCGCATCCGGTAATGCATACCCCCGAGATGGCACGGCCGACGCCGTAGCCTCGACGGTGGCTGCTGTGCCCACGCCCGGTGTCGGATTCGTCCGGCACCGGGCACCTTACCAACCTCACTTGAGGCAGTGAGATACATGGACCCGATACTCGACGAAATGCGGCGGCTGAAGTCGCCGAGCGATATCCGCGACTCCAGATTCCGCGACTGGACTGACTACCTGTGTGCGCTGGTGGCGAAGAAGGACGACGAGATTGCGTCGCTCAAGGCGCGCCTTGACGAGAAGCGCGGCCCCGGTCGCCCCCGGAAAGACGAGGCGGCGCATGAGTAACCGCCTGACCTGGCTGTTCCACGTGGACAGCGTGCCGATGACGGCCGATGTCGTCGCCGGCAAGACGTCCCTCGGTGGATCGGAGTCGGCCTGCCTCGGACTGGCGCGGGCGCTCACGCGGCGCGGTCATGACGTGTTCATCGCGGCGACGAAGCTCTCCTCCGACGTGCCGGACACCGACGCGCACGGCGTGCGCTGGATCGCCTCGGAAGACTTGCCGACCGCGCAGAAGCTCATCGACGCCGACGTGTTCGTGTCGCTGCGCCAGCCGCACGTGTTCTCGCTCGGCGTGCAGGCGCGCTACCGGATGCTGTGGAATCAGGACATGCTCACGGGCGGGCCTGACGGCGACGTGAAGAAGCAGCTCATGGCGCTCTCGTGGGCGTATGACGAGATCGCCTACGTCTCCGAGTATCACCGCAAGCAGTGGGAAGGCGTGGCTCCTGAGTTGGCCCCGCTCGGCTGGGTGACGAAGAACGGCTTCGACGCGGCCCTCGTGCCGACTGACGTGGAGCGCGTGCCGAATCGCATCATCCACATCAGCCGCCCCGAACGGGCGATGACGCCGATTCTCGCGATGTGGCCGGAACTGAAGCGCCGCGTCCCTGATGCGGAGCTGCACATCTGCCGCTACCAGTCGATGTATGACGGCGAGGGCTCGAACGTCAAGGCGATGGTCGAAGCCTACGACCGCGAGATCGCCCGCGTGAACGCGGAAGTTGGCGGGATTGTCTCGCTCGGCCAGCTGGCCAAGCCGGAACTCTATCGCGCCCTCGCGTCGGCCTCGGTCATGTGGTATCCGGGCGTCGTGGACTTCGCGGAGACGTCCTGCATCGCGGCCATCGAAGCGCAGGCGTGCGGCACGCCCATCGTGTGCAGCTACAAGGGCGCGCTGCCGGAGACGGCCCCGGCCGCATACCACGTCAAGGGTGACGCGATGTCGCCCGAGTATCAGGCAGAGAGCATCGATACCGTGGCGATGGTGCTCAAGCACGGCGAGAAGATGGGCGTATGGAATGGCCTTCAGCACGTCCAGTCCTACACCTACGACGCCATCGCCGCCGAGTGGGAATCGCACGTGTGGGACCGCTTCACGACGCGCAGCGCCAACACGGAGCGCATCATCGACGCCCTCGTGCATGAAGACGACTACTGCGCCGCCCTGCCTCTGATGACCGATCAGGCGCAGATCGCGGACGCCATGCGCGTGATTCGCGGCGAGGAACAGGGCGCGGAAGCTTACGGGAAGTTCGCACTCGACCCCGAAGCCGAGATGACCACGCACAAGCAGGCGCGGCACGCGGCGGTGGTGCAGGCGTTCGAGGGCAAGAAGCGCATTCTTGATCTGGCCTGCGGCAACGGGGCGTTTGCGATCCTGCTGGCGGAAGCCGACCCGGAACGCACGGTCGTCGCCATCGACTACAGCGCGCAGAACATCGTCGCGGCCAAGGCGGCGGCTGAACGGCACGGCGTCGCGGATCGCGTGGATTTCCGACACGCCACAGTCTGCGACTTGGAAACGGGCGCGTTCTCTGAAGAGTTTGAGCTGATGCTCGTGGGCGCGCCTGACGGCCTGTTCCTCGGCGAGTTCTTGGAGCACGTCGCCGGATCGGCGCGGCTTATGACCGACCTTGCCTACAAGCTTGGCTCTGGCGTGTCTGTCGTGGCGACCGTGCCCTCGGGGCCGTTCTCCGAGATGATGCCCGTGGACATGGTGAAGCAGCGCGGCCACGTCCACCACTACCGCCCGCGGGATTTGCAGGAGATGTTCGGCGGGCAGGACGCGTTCACGGTCGATTACCTCGACTGCGGCATCTCGCCCCGTGGTGCGGCGCTGGGGCACTGGATCATCCGCTACGCCACGCACACGCAGAAGCCCGTCCAGCCCCGACCGCTGGCGCACTGGCATCGCACCATGCGCCCGAAGCAGCGCCTCTCGTGGGGCATTCTGGCGCACAACGCGACCAAAGACCTCAACGCCTGCCTGACGTCCATCTGGCAGATCGCCGACGAGATCATCGTGGCCGATACCGGCTCTGATGACCGCGCCGAACTGGAGCACATCTGCGACCGCTGGGGCGCAACGCTGTTGACGCTCCCCCCGGTGCAGCGCCTTGAGGGCGGATTCTCGCAGGCGCGGAATATCACGATGGACGCTTCGTCTGGCGAGTGGTTCGGCTGGATTGACGCCGACGAAGTGCTCGTCGGCCACGGCGGGCTCCGCAAATACCTGGAGTCGGGGCCGTTCAAGGGATACGCGATCTTCCAGAACCATCTCATGATCGACTGCCCGAAGCACGCGGATACGCCCGTCCGGGTGTTTCGCAAGCGGCCCGACATCGAGTTCTACGGCGTCGTCCATGAACAGCCGCAGATGGGCGACTGCAACGGCGACATCCTGCCGGCGCTTCAGTTGTTCGACGTCCAGATTGCCCATACGGGTTACCTCACCGAACAGGTGCGGCGCGTCAAGTCCACGCAGCGCAACCTGCCGCTCCTGATGCGGGATCGTCAGGTGTTCCCGGATCGGCAGTTGGGCATCGTGCTCGTGATTCGCGATCTCATCACGCAAGCAGCGTGGCGCGTGGAAGCGAACCGAGGCCAGACGGACGCGTCGGTGTGGGAGATGTATCGGCAGGCCATCGCCCTGTTCGAAACGAATTTCTTGGACCCGCACCACCGGCTGCATTTCCTCGCGCGACCCTTCTACGAGTCGGCCGTGAAACATGTGGCCGGCGCGCTCGAGACGGAATACGCGCTCGGCGGGATGGCGGGTGGGCTGAAGGGACGGCACGCCAAGCCCGAGACGTTCTGGGTCCGCACGCAGGCGCATCTGCCCGCGATGCTGGACTACTACCAGCAGAAGGCGCTCAGGGTCTATGAGCCGATCCCGCTGGACGTCGAGCCGTGGGTGCCGGTGCGTGACGAGGTGATGGCATGAGTTGGCACCCCGGTGATCTGCTCAATGACTCGGACCTCGTGGCGTATGAGGGCCAGATCCTCAAGCGCTTCGGCGTCGAGAATTGGGAAGCGCGACGCACGAAAGTGCTGGAGGACTGGCTCTGGCCGCAGCTCCGCGTGGCCGGGTTTGCCCCGGAGCGTTTCCGCACGCGGCATACGGCGGATGTCGTCTACGGCGTGACTTCCGGCGTGTTCACGGACGTCACCGACGCGGCCACGAACGCCACGACGGACGACATCGATCTGGCGGCCACACTCGCGGCGTCCTCGGACTATCTCGCCATCGGCTCGGCGCAGCAGTTCCGCGGCGTGTCGGTGCGCATGCTGGACGCGGTGTCCACGGTGGGCTCCACCCTGACCGTCGAACTCTGGCGCGATGCATGGCGCGCCGTGCAGGTGAGCGACGAGACGCGGGCGACGCCGCACCGGCCGTTCTCGAGGGGCGGGTCGGTCATCTGGGCGGTGCCGCACGACTGGGTGCTGCGGTCGCTGAATCACTCGGCGCCGTATTACTACGCCCGTCTCCGGCTGTCTGCCGTGCCGACGTCGGCGCGCATCGGGCAGATCACGACCATCCGTCGCTCGGTGCTCTGCGGTCCGGTGGCCTACAAGGTGCTGGCATCCATTTTTCGCGAAGCGCCGATGACGCAGGATGGACCGTGGGCGGATCGGGCGACCTACTACGAGACCGAGGCCGCCCTGGCGTTTCAGCGGGCGCTGGCGCTCGTGGGCGGCGAGTTCGACGCGGACGCGCCGACCGATGACGTGCTCGACCGCGACGACGAAGCGCAGACGCGGGACACGGCCGGCAGTCCCTTCCGATGGGAGCGCGCCTGATGGCGACCACGCTCGATGCCATCGTGGACCGTGTGCGGTCGCTCTGCCTCGGCCCCCCGTTCGAGTTCGTGGAGTCGGCGCGTCTGGATCGGTTCGACTGGGACGCGGCGCAACAGTTCGAAGACGTCTCGCTCTTCCGAGTGGAGACGGTGAGTCAACCGGCACGCGGGGGGACGTCGTTCACCGAAGAGCGGACGGACCTCGTGACGGTGACGGTGGGACGTGCAATCCACGGCGACTATGACGCGACGCGGCGGGCCTTGCTCCGCTGCTCGCATTCACTGAGCGCGGCGATTGTGCGGGACGGCGCAGCAGAGAGCGGTATCTACACGGTGCCCGATGGCGGCTTTGCGTCGCGTGTGGACGCGGACCCGACGACGGCGTATCTGGCGATGCGGCTGACGCTGCCCGTCAACTATATGGCCCAGCTCTAGGAGACACACGATGGCAGGATACACGGGACGAGAAGGCGCGTTTGCCTTCGCCAAGCACGGCACGAACTCGTGGGCGGTGGCGGCGTCCGTCACGAAGGGCGCGTATTTCGCGTCGGACGGCGGGGCCACCTACGCGCCTCAGCGCGTCGACGATGACGCCTTCGGGCAGGCGTTCCTCGGCGCGGGCGACTTCGGCAACGTCACCGCCGTGGACATCACCCTGATGCAGCGGGCGCGCTACGATGACTGGAGCTATATCATCGAGGCGCTGGCGATGGGCTCGCCGGCGGCGGTGACGCTCTCGACGTCGGCCACTGGGCAGGTGACGTCCTGGCAGCACGTCATCGACCTCGCGCCGTCGATTGACGGGCTCGGCATGACGACGGCCATTGATAAGGTGCAGTTCGTCGATGAGCTGACCAGCGCGAAGGTCTACGGCTTCTCCTTCGGCCTCGGCGATTCCGGCGTGTTCGATGAGTCGTTCAAGCTGCTCGGCACGCAGATGACGAACATCTCGTCGGTGAACACGCGCTCGACGGTCAACGGCGCGACGTTCAAGGCGCTCGACAATCGCGTCTTCGAGAAGCAGACGACGGTGCGACTGAACGCGCAGGCGGCGGGCTCGCTCACGGCGGCGGATGCCATCCAGGTCGAAGCGATCGAGTGGAGCTTCGAGCGCCCGCAGGATGCGCCGTATGTGACGGGGCAGGACTTCATCTTCGAGCCCGGCGACAACGGGCACCCGCAGATCACGCTGTCGTGGACCTATCCGCGCATGAGCACCGTCAGTGCGAACTCGCTGTATCAGGCGCTCAGGGCGGATACCGATTTCAAGGCCGACATCACCGCGCTCGGCGCGCTCATCAATTCGACCGACCGCTACACGATCCGGTATCAGTTCCCGCACCTGGAGCTGAATACGTGGCAGGCGAACGTCACTGGCCCGAATCAGGTGAAGCCGGTGGCGACGTGGACGGCCAAGCAGGCGGTGACGTCTCCGAGCGGGATGCCGTTCACACGGCCGTTCCGGCTCACGCGCATCATGACCAACTCGCTCGCCGCCTTCGTGGCGTAGCACTGACCGACGAGGCAACCTATGGCAATCAAGCTGCTCGACGAGGACGACACGCTGACCATCCGGGACAGCGAACTGGGGCTCGATGACGGGGACGACGACACGCTCTACACGGTGCGTGTCGTCTCCCCGCAGACCATCAAGGCGATCCGCAAGGCGCACACGAAGAAGCGCCCCACGGGCGGGCAGGGCATGGCCGATGTGCTCGATACGGAGCGCTTCGGGGAGGCGCTGTTCGACTACGTGTTGGCGTCGTGGAACGCCGGTGCGGTGCTCATCAAAGGCCAGCCCGTGACGGCCGAGGATATGGTGCAGACGAGCGGCGGGCCAGTGAAGGCCAAGACGCTGCTCGACGGGTCGCGGAAGGCGGCGCTGCTTGAGCGAGCCGGCGCGAATCAGGTCGTGGCCGAGGGCCGCGAGGATTCCTTTCGCGCATCTGCGTAGCTTCTGCGAGTGGTGGGTAGACCGTGGGCAGCACGCGACGTGCTGCCGTGCGGCCGATCCGGAGATCGTGCAGTCGGAGCCGGAGGTGTTCGACTGTGAGACGTGCGAGTTTCGACAGCGCGTGGACGGGCTGGGCGACGAGAACGCGGACGCCTGGCGCGTCTACGCGAAGCTGACCAGCCATCGGTGGCTCTGGGATATGCAGGGCGCGGACTGGTGGTTGGGGCAGGTGTTCGGGGCGTGGGACGAGGACGAGCGAGACGACGTGATGGCGCGGGTCGATGTGATTTACGACACGCTGCATCCGCGACAGGAGAAACCCCGTGGCGCGTGAGCTAGTCCTAGAAGCTAAAGTCGAGAGCGTCGAAGCGGAAGCCGCGCTCGCACGGCTGGCGAATGCGTTCACCGCGACCGGCGACAAGGCCGACGTCGCCGCTGCGAAGGCCGAGAAGTTCGAGAAGTCCTATAAAGACGGACAGGCGCGCAAGAAGGCCACGTCAGAACTCGACGCCCTGAGCGGCGCGACCACGCGAGCGGGCGATGCCGCGCAGAAGGCGACGGCCAGCACGTCCGCGCTCACGGGCATGGTGATGCGGTTCGCGGCCCCTGCGGCGGTTGGCGCGGCCGTGATGAGCACGCTGAACTGGGCGGGCAATCTCACTGACTTGTCCCGTGCAACGGGGATCGGCACAACGGCGCTTCAGAAGTTCGAGACCATCGGCAAGCTGTCCGGGGCGACGATGGATCAGGTCGCCAACGCGTCGCTCCAGTTGTCGAATCGACTGGCGGGCGGGGACAAGTCGGCGGCGCGGGCGATGGAATCGCTGGGGCTCAGCACGCAGCGGCTTATCAATATGAGCCCCGACATGGCCATGTTGGAGTTCGCGGCGGCGTTGGCGAAGGTCGAGAACCCGCAACAGCGCGTGGCGTTGGCGATGGACGCGCTCGGACGGTCTGGCGGCGCATTGCTGCCGACCCTGATGGACCTGAACGTCGAATGGGATAAGACCACGGCCAAGCTGAGCGAGGACGGCGTGAAGGCGCTGGACGACGCCAGCGACTCGATGGACCGGCTCATGGACAGCGGCAAGGGGTTGCTCGCCACGGTGTTCGTGCCGTTTGCCCCGCTGCTTGAAGGCATCACCAACGTGCTGACGCCGCTCTCCAAGCTGTTTAATGCGTTCATGCGGGACGTGCTGGCCCCGTTCGACCCCGCGAAATGGCGCGAGTGGGCCGATAGCCTCCGCGATGCCGCGAGGAGTATGGCCTTCATGGCGGGCGTCGGTCCGGGCATCGTGTCCGCGCCGCCGCCGCTGCCTGGGTCTCCCGGTGGCGGGTTTGGTATGCCCACGCCGGCCGGGGCAATCCCCTTGCCGTCGAATCTCAGCCTCGGTGGGCCGGGGCGTATCGACCTGCCGTCTCGCAGCGGCAGCGGTGGAGCGCGTGTGCTGCCGTTCCGCCAGAGCACGTTTGCACTCGGCTCGACGGCGGCGTCCATCTTTGGCATGGCCAACACGCCGGGCGGGTTCAACGCCGGGTCGCTGCCGTTCCTGGCGTCGCTGCCGTTCCTTCAGTCGGGCGGCTCGCCCATCTCGTTTGCAAACGGCTCGAGCCTTGCCGGCACGGTGCCGATGAACGCGCCCGGTGTCGGCGGTGGCGGGCTCGGCGGGCTTGTGCGTGGGCGTGGCACGCAGATCGCGGGGCTGGGCCTCGGTCTCCTCTCGCGCTTTATTCCCACGGATAGCAAGGTCGGCGCCGCGCTCAACATGGCCGGACAGGGCGCGCAGATGGGGGCCATGTTCGGCCCGTGGGGGATGGGCATCGG